GTGCTAGTTGCTGCTAAGATTTGGAGAGCTTCTAGGGTGCGTCGCTTGAAGACTTTCAGCGCCTTAGCGTCTTTGGCGTCATCGCATTGCTGGTAGAAATTACGAAGTTCTTCCGTGTTGCACACTTTGGCCAGACAGCCCGGTTCGCCCCGCAGCTCTTTTTTTAACTCGAAATCGTCAGGTTGGTACAGACGCGCGTTGGCCGGCACTATCTGGTTGGAATTCGCAGCCGATGGATTGGCGGCCTGCGCTGGTTGGTTTTTAGATATTTGTGGCGGTCGTGGTGGGTTGTTTGCCAAGCAAAGCTCTTCGAAAGTGGCTTCGGCCTCACGCTGCAACCCGAGCAGGCGGTCGCTGGTAGCTTCGGTGACAAGTGCTGTGAGATCATCGAATAACATTTCGGTTTCGTCTTTAGGGACATGGTAGTACTTGTTGTCAATGGGCTGGTCATTGTTCTCATATATGACGAAAAAATCGTGGACGCGCTGCAAATGTTGCTTAACGAAGAACCGGATGTGCTCAAAGCTGGCCGCGTTTTGCAGGAAAGCCAGCGTGCGTTCGAGGCGCCGCATTGCACCCTGTGGTCGATGTGGGAAGTAGTAGTGGGCGTTGATGTCGATGGTGGCGGCTTTCATGCCCTCGGAGTCGATGCTTTTCATACGGTCCCGCAACGCAATGCAAATTTCGCTGACTGTTTTGGCAACTGACAGTTCTTCTTTCTTGTACCCTTTGTCAATCAGTTCCAATTTAACGTCGGCAGGCACAGTGGCATTGGTGAAAACCCGCCGGCTGAGGAATTTGCCGCTGGTGCGCAGTAGGTCGGGTACAACTTTGCCGTCTTTGATGAGGTAGCCAACGAATGAGGCGACTTCCCCGTGTTCGACTTTGATTTTAACGCCGAAAAGCTCTTCAGTTGCAACCCTGAGATCACTCCGCACGCTGAAATCACATGGCATGTTCTGGGAGTCTGTCACCCACGAGAGGCTGTTCTGCAAGATGCACATGCTGACGAACGAGTTGAGCGAAAGTGTCTGCGGTTTGCCGCTGCAGTTACCACACAAAATGTTGAGCATTTGAAGAAAGCCGGTTGATTCAAGCAGGTTGTACTTCATAGCGTGGTTCTTGTTATGTAGTATGAGGTGCTCTGGCATCCCGTAGCTTGCGTAACGACAGCTCTCTAGAGTGTAGTGTACGGAGGAGAAGGAGGTGTCAAATTGCGATTGGTCAGAGCAGTAATATTTCCATTCGCCGTTTACGAGCGCAGCCACGAAAGTGTCGTCACCTTTGATGCAGATGCAAAAACCGTATGTAGCCATTATTTCTTCTATCTTCGCGCATATCTCGCTGTCTTCCATTCCGGTAGCATGCAGGACCCAAGGTTGCAATGTGTTGGTTTCAACTTCTTCGATTGCGTTGATCCAACAGCCCATGAGGAGGTTGCGGGCTTTGGACCAGGCGGCGACACCT